GGCGTAAACTTCCAAGTGCAGAAAAATAAAGCGTTAGAGCAAATTGTCGCATTGATGCAAGCTAGTCAGCAATTTGGACAGTTTATGAATAGTCCGCAAGGCCTTAAGATTTTAGTATCTAACTTAACAATTTATGGCGCTGATAGATTACAAGAATCCATTGAACCATATTTGCAAGAACAAGCTCAACAACAACAACAAGCCATGCAAATGCAACAACAAGCAATGGCGCAGAATCCGCAAATGATTCGCGCGCAAGCTGAAATGATTAAAGCTCAGTCTGACGTACAACAGAACCAAATTGACAATCAGTTTGAATTAGCTAGATTGGCGACTGAAAAAGAACTTGCAGATGCAAAAATACTTGAAGCAGAGGCTAAAATATCTCAAGCTCAAATTGATAGCGCTGTGCGTTTAGAAGAGTCTCAAACAAGTCTTGAAGTACATGCTTTGGAGTCAGCAGCCAAGCTTGCTGAAGTACAGCAGCGCGCGCAATCTCATGGTTTAAAAATGAATAAAGAATTAAAAGGTTTAATGCAGGGAGCAGAAAATGAAGAAAAGTAGAATCACAGAGCATGTAATTACTCAACCAGGAGCTGTTGAAAAATTAAAACGTGATGGATATACAAGAAGCGATATTATGCAGTCTATGTATAAAATTACACGTGGCGCATCAGATAGAGAACGCAAACAAATCGTAACTGAAATTTTTAAAAAAGATTAATATGCGCGTACATAAATCATTAATTAAAGATGAAACAGGGGCAGAAGTTGTTTTGCCTCGAATCACTCATATGATTGAAGCAAATAATATTTGGATTAAAAGGCAAGAAAAAAAACTTACTTATTATGAAAAAGCAGTATGTTTAGTTTTACTAGATTATTTTGATTTAGAGATGGAAGTCATTGAGCAAACAACTGCCTATATGACACTAAATGATATGGGTCGTGCATCAGTTGTTGAAATTTTGTCGGAACCGCGTCACTATGTTTATAGTGAAAATTATCCTGGAGATTAACTTATGGCTGAGAAATGGATACAAAAAGCTCATATTAAAAAGGGAGCTTTATCTAAAAAACTTGGTGTACCTGAAGAAAAAAACATCCCTATGGCAAAACTTAAAAAAGCAGCAAAGTCATCAAGTCCAAAAACCCGTAAGCAAGCCAACTTAGCTATTACTCTAAAATCAATTGCAAAAAAAAAGAAAGGTAAATAATCATGAAAGCAAAATCAAAATCTAAATCTGCAAAACATATGGATGTAGCACAAGACAAAAAGCTTATTTCTAAAATGATTAAAAAGTCTGAAAAAAAAGATGTTAAAGAAGATAAAGCTATGGTAAAAAAAATGATGAAGGGGAAATGCAAATGAAACAAGTTAAAAAAGAAGTTAAAAAAGGCATGTTAGTTAAAGGTAAAAAAGCTGCAACCCCTAAAGGCATATCTCATAATGTTAAAGTTATGGAAAAAGCTGGCTACTCAAAAAAAAGAGCTGTTGGTACGGCCTATGGCGAAGTTGGTATGGAAAAGATGGCAAGAAAGCACGAGTCAAAAGGCATGAAAAAAGCCTCAAAGAAAGGATGCAAATAATATGCCGCTCAAGCCTGGAAAATCTAAAGCAGCTGTGTCATCTAATATTAGGACTGAAATAGCAGCAGGCAAACCAAAGAATCAAGCAATCGCAATTGCATTAAGCGAAGCTGGTTTATCAAAAAAGAAAAAGAAAAAGAAATAATGTTTCACGTGAAACATCTGACAGGATTATTATGACAATTAAAGTGCCTCGACATCAAGTTGAAGAAATTATACCTTTATGTGATGATTTAGACTTTGTTAATCGTTTTGTATCGCGCTTAAATCCACGTATTGTTAAAATAATTATGTATCGTCACGGCCATACCGTTTATGGCAAATTAAATTTTACAAATATTGCGCCACACATAAAGCGTATAGCTCCTAACAATGAAGAAATCCTCTCAGGAAAACAAATTAGTATTTTATATTATCGAGGCCTTGGTAAAATTCAAGAGCTTATGAATCACATTTAATTAATAATAAATCTTACAAAATGTAAGTTACCCCTTGACACAAATTGGTCTACAAGTAAATAATTAGGATATTACGTCCCCAAACGGCAGCCTGGGCGCTACTATACAGCGATATTGTATTGAATCACGGTGACACCTATCAAAGTCAACAAGAGGGTTTTATGGAAGAAGTACAAGATATTGTAAATGTAAATCCTGATGTACAAGAGCAAGAAGTTGTTCCTGATGATGATATGCAAGCACCTGTGTTCAATCGAATCCAAGTTGCAGATGTCGTTAAAAGGGAAAAACAAAAAGCTTTTGAAAAAGGGAGATTAGCAGCTATGCAAGAATTACAAGCGCAACAACAGCAAGCACCAGAACAGGCTCCTCAAGCTAGTAACTTAGGGGGTATGCAACAATTTTCGCAAGCTGATATTGAGCGAATGATTCAAGAGCAGGCAACACGTGCAACTCAAGAGCACATACAAGGCCAACTTGCTGAATTAAAACAGCAACAAATGGTTGATAGTTTTGTGCAAAAGATGCAAGTGGCTGAGCAACAATATCCAGGACTCGAACAAGAGTTGAATCAACTTAATTATAATGACCCCAGAATTCATTCATTTATCGGAATGGTAAATAACATGGAAAACACTGGTGACATTATGAAAGAAGTTCTTGATAACCCACACAAGCTTTCACAAATCTTGTCTGATATTCAAGAACAACCTTATCTTGCTATGAAAAACTTACAGAAATTATCTGGAAGTATTAAGCAAAACCAGGCTGCCAAAGTTGAAGAAGCTCAAGCTCGAGACCCGTACTCACAACTAAAACCCTCCGTTAATGCTGGAATGGACAACAGCGATATGACGGTGGCCGATTTTAGAAAGATGTTCAAGAGCTAAAACACACCTTGTTGTCCTTCCAGTTAAGAAATCTTTTTTAACTGGAGAGACTAAATGGCTTCTACACCTACAAACGTACTACAGATAGTACAAACCTATCAGAAAGCTGAATTAGCTTGGCTATTAAATAGCTTTGTTGGTATCAGTATGTCTAACAAAAAGTTTAAAGACTTTAATACTACAGCACCATCTAACTTAGGTGATACTGTAACTTTCGATACAACTCCACGATTTATTTCTTATCCTGGTCTTGTTATTACTCAACAACCATCTGTACAACGCGTACAATCTTTAATTTGCTCTCAAGCATCTAACGTAAGCGCTGGCTACACTGACCAACAATTCATCTTCAACGTAAGAGAATATATGGACAGATTTGGTATGGCCGCTATGAAAGAGTTAGGTTCAAAAATTGAAGCTGATATTCTTTTAAACTTTGTATCTGGCGTAACCATCAATGACCCACAATCTGCTAACCTTGGTGTTAAACAGTACAAGTCTGGTCCATTCCGTTTTTATGGCGATGGAATTACCCCAATTAATTCGTTTACGCAATTGGCTCAAAGTTGTGCTAACTTCGAAGATTTTGGCGCAGCAACACACAAAATGATGGCTATTTTACCAGTTTCTAACATTCCTGCAATCGTTGGTTCTGGTTTAAATCAATTCGCTATGGATCGAAACAATGAATTAGCATCTAGTTGGATGTTAGGTAAATTTGCTAACTCTGATTGGTACGAATCTAACTTATTACCAGTTCATGTATCTGGAACAATTGCTGAACAAGCAGCTCCAAACAATCAAATGACAGTAGTTAGTGTTTCTGACCCAACAGGCGTTAACGTATTAAGCATTACCTTTAGTACTTCAGTATTAAGTGATGCTGATGCCGTTAAAGCTGGTGATTTATTCCAGTTCCAAGACGGAGTTTCTGGCAAGCCAAACTTAAGATTCTTGACCTTTATTGGCCACCAAGTTTCTCAACAACCAGTTCAATTCCGCGCAATTGCTGATGCTGTTACTGATGGTTCTGGTAACGTTACAGTTCAATTACAAACCATTAATGATGTTGGTTTAGTATGGGCTGCTAACCAAAACCAAAACTTAAACGTTGCGATTCAAGCTGGCATGAAAGTAGTTCCTGTTCCTTCTCATAGAGCTGGTATTTTAATGAGCGGCGACCAATTCTACTTGGCAATGCCACGCTTACCTGATGAATCTCCATACACCACTGTAACAAGTACTGATGCAGACTCAGGCGCGTCAATTCGACATTACTTCGGTTCTCAATTCGGTTTAAACAATCGTGCATATGTACGTGACTGCATTTGGGGTTCAACCTTGGTTGCTGAAAACTCAATGCGTTATTGCTTCCCACTATAAGCGTAAGGGCGGATTTTCCGCCCCGTTTAACTTTACGAGGATAAAACCATGACTACATATAGATCTTTTAATCAAGCTTTATTCCCATACGCTTACGGCTTGGGATTGAGCAACAATGCAACTACTCCTAACACTAAATTAGATGTAGCAGCAGGAAGTATTTTAGATTCATCTAAAACCTTTCAATTAAACTTAGATGCTGGACTTACAATTAATGCAGCTAACGTTGGTGCAAACGGAATTGACACAGGCGCTTTAGCAGCTAGTAAAGTTTATAAAGTGTTTTTAATTCAAGGAACTGCCTCAGGAACCGTTGCTGCGGGTTTAATTTCTTTATTAGATGCGCCTTATTTACCATATGGCTACGAGGCTTATGCCTTAATTGGTTATGTTGCTACAGATTCATCTAGTCATTTCTTAAAAGGTTACTGGACTGACGACAAATCAACTTGGCGTACATTTATGTTTGATGCTCCACAAGCAACTGCAATTACTGCTGGCAATGCCACAAGTTACACTGCAATTGATTTAAGTGCTTTTGTTCCTGCTGTTGCAAATACACCTGTATTTGTTAGCTCTGCATTAACTCCAAGTGCTGCAAGTCAAACATTAAAATTACAACCCGCTGCTGGAACTGGCGACATGGTTACCATTACTGGTCAAGTTGCTGCTGTTATTGTATCTAGCCAAGACTTGTGTGTTTCAACTTTAGTAACTGGCCTACCAAAAATTAACTACAAAGTAAGTGCTGGTGCTGCTGCTGCTGCAATTAATGTTGGCGGATATCAGTTCGCAATCTAATTTATAGGAGACAGATATTATGGCATATACAGCTAGAATGCTTATAACCCGCGCGTACTATCTGTCTCAGATAGTTAGTAGACAATTACAGACCGTCTCAGGTGAACAAATTGATGACGGTTTGTTTCTTTTAAATGCTTTACTTGAATTTAAAGGAACTGATTTAAGAGAAATTCCATACTTTAAGCGTGATGAACTAACTCTTGTTGCAGGACAAGGTGAATACTTTATTGAAAACTTATTGTATGTTGATGCTATGACGTACAACATCGGGACTGTGCGTTATCCTATGCGACAATTGACCCGTAAAGAATTTTTTGATACTGGACGAGTTGATAATATTCAATCTCTTCCATTTTCATATCGCCCAGAAAGAGAAAAAGGCGGCATGAGAATTTATTTATATTTTTTACCACAAGGCGATTATATTTTAAAGCTTAGCGGTAAGTTTGGTTTAACTGCTGTTACCTTAGATACAGATTTAAGTTTATATTATGATGGTTTTTACATTGAATTTTTGCGTTATCAATTAGCCGAATATATTTGTTCAGACTATGGCGCAACATTTCCAGATGAATCAAAAGCACAATTGCGCGCTATGGAAGACAAAATACTTGATGTAAGTCCGCCAGATTTGTCTATACAAAAAACAACTTTTTTCTCTGGAAGAAGTCCATGGGATTGGCAGGCTATCAATTTATCAAAAGGCTGGTTTCCATTTTAATAATTTTAAATTAATTATTTACTATAAGAGAGTATTATGCCTGCACCTAATGCAATACAACAAATACAAGATGTGCCTCTCAAAATAGTAGGTGGCTCTAACTTTGGCCGCTATCCAAAAATTTCCCAAGAACAAACCTGGAACTTTATTGTAAGTGATGATTTTTTGGTACCTTATGCTGGTTATGCTACAGCTGTTGTTTTAAATAGCTCTGAAAAAGGAAGAGGAATTTATACAACGTTTAATGGCGACATCATGGTTGCTGTTATAGGTAACAATTTTTACAAAATAACTCAAAATACCACAACAGGACAACTTGAAGCGTTTTCTAGGGGTAGTTTACAAACTTACGATGGTGATGTTTATATAGCAGAAAACAATAATGCAGAAATCTGTGTCACAGATGGCGTTTATGTTTATGTTTATAATTGGTTGACCGACAGCAACATTGTGCAATTGACAGCCGCCCAATATGACTACACCATTTACAGTAACCCTGGTTATATTTCGTTCCAAAACGGTAGATTTATTTTAGCTTGTCAAAACACTAACTACTGGATTCTTTCTGGGTTTAATAACGCTTTTAGCTGGCCTATTGGCGCATCGAATCCTGAGCTCGTAGGTTCCATTCAAACAAAACCAACACGCATGCAAGCAGCTATTCCTGTTCCTGGCGGTGGTAATAATTTAATTGTAATGGGTAGTAACGTTGCCGAAAGCTGGCAAGATGTAGGAGCTGCTTTATTTCCTTATCAAAGAGCAGTGACTTACAACGTCGATTATGGTTGCATAAATGCCGCAAGTATTGCAGAACTTGATAATCTAATTGTTTGGCTTGCAGTCAATGAACAATCAGGTCCTATCATTATGTATGCGACGGGAAGTCAAACCAAAATGATTTCGACTGACGGTATTTCATATGTATTGGCAAACTTGACAAATGCAGCGAACTGTACTGGATTTTTGTTTCGACAAGACGGACATATGATATATCAGTTTACATTTCCAGATGACAATATCAGTTATGCTTATGATTTTAATACTGGATTATTTTTCAATGTTTCTGATGAAAAATTAAATTATCATATAGCAAGGCAAGTAGTTTTATTTAACAATGATTATTATTTTGTTTCATTAAATGGCGGTGATATATATAGATTTGGAACGCAATATAGTGACGCAATTTACACCATCAATGGCGCGGCTACACCAAAAGAAATACCACGCATTAGGATTACACCTCCTGTAAGACTTCCAACACAACGTTATTTTATTGCTAAAAGTTTAGGTTTTACCATTGAAAATGGTCAAAAAAACATAAAGACATTATTGCCAGTTCAATCTAATACTTTGGGCCAAATACTAGCTACTGAATCTTATGTGGACATCACAACGGAATCTGGAAATCCTATAGGCATAGAGGCAACTACAGCGCAAACTGAATATGTTGTAAATTATTCTGAGGCTGTTGACTTGAGCATTTCTCGTGATGGTGGAGAATCGTTTGGTTCAAGTTGGCGTTTAAATATGAATCCAACAGGGCATCGCAAGTCGCGTTTCATTTACCAACGTTTAGGAATTGTTAATGACGCTACTTTCCAACTTCGATTTAGTGGTTTTGGTCGTTTTGTTTGCACTGATGGTTTATTGGAGGTATATCAATGACAATGACCGTTGGCGATAGAAATGAAGTTCGCATACCTAATTTGCATATGGGTGAATTAGTTGACGATACTGGATACCCAACTGATGATGAATTAACCTTTCGACAAGTATTAATTACCAATTTACAACGTTTAATGGGCAATGAAGGCCTTGTAATTCCAAGTTTAAGTTACGCTAATATTGTTAAAGTTGTTACAAATACTCAAACAATTGGCGTAATTACAAGATATACATGTGCCTTTGGTACAATGTTTTACAGCACTGGATTGCCGCCTGCCGAACCAAATGGTGGAAAAGTTTGGGTAACAGTTGAAGACCCAGTTAATCCTGGCGTACCATTATTAAAAGAAGTTCAACTCATTTAAGGACATATCATGGCACAGCAACCACAAACACAAGATTTTACTGCCCTTACAAACCTTTTAAATCAATTATCGATGGGCTCTGGAATTGCTGGCCTTGGTGGCGGTCTTTACAATATTTTCGGAAAACAAAAAAGCCCTTATGATGCTGCGAGCAAAATATACGGACAGATACCAGGAGCCACTGAAAAGTATTTAAGCCCTTACATGCAAGCAGGACAATCTGCACTAGGGGATTTGATGGGTCAATATGGCCAACTCACAGGTTCTACAGGCGATGTTTACAATAAACTCGCTGGCGGTTATCAACAAAGCCCTGGATTCCAATCTGCTTTAAAACAAGCATTAGGCGCTGCGGGAAACCAAGCAGCGGCAGGCGGCATGACTGGTACGCCAATGGCTCAATTACAATCTGCTGATGTTGCGGGAACATTGTCACAAAAAGA